CCACTGCCCAAGCAAATAATAGAAAAAATCACAGAGTTCGATGATGAGTCTGATTTTTTTGGACTTGTGCAAGTTGGTGTGTTTAGGGATAATGAGATAAAACTAGAGGAGATGGTTAAACTCGTAAAATCCCTAATTATTGGGGTTTTTGGGATAGATCGGGTTAAACTGGCAATAGAGATGAACTATAAAGGTGAGCTCCTCTACGATAAGCTTTTTTCAAATGATGATTTCTACGAGGGCATGTTCTTATTTACTAAGCACACGGAGAGTGCTAGAGTTTTAAAGCCAGGTATCAAGTACAATGAAAAGAACAAAATGAAATATTGCGAACTCCTTAGAAGCTTAATCAGGGAAGATCGCATTTTGATAAATGATAAAAAATGGACCATCCCAGAGCTTTTCACGTTTGGCCTAAATAACAGAGGCACATATTCTAGCCAAACCGGCCATGATGATGTTGCTATGACGCTGGTCAATTTGCCGGCTCTCTTTGATGGTTACGATTTCAACCAAATGGTGGGCGAGGTTTACGATGAGCTTGATAATGCATACAAGGAGTTAATAATTAGAAAACTAGAGGGCCCAGAAACAACTTCTCAGGGTGATGAATTCTTCAATCCCCGACAGATAAAGGCCACCAAAGAGGGCAAGGGATATATGGATTTTAATAAATTAATGTAAATCCCCTGTTAATTGACCCAAATATTCGGCTTCCTATTTTGATATATAGTGTAGAAGCAAAAAATATCTTAAAAACTAATGGCAAATAAGGTAAAAATAGACTACTCACAGTTCAAGGCATCAGGTGTTTATACTCTAGAATTCGATGCCTCACAAAATGTGATCTTGACGTCTCAGACGGTTAGATTAGTGGTGGGTTTTTCAAACAAAGGACCTTTCAATACTCCCGTTTACATCCCGGATGCAACAACTATGATTTCCATATTTGGAGACATAGACAGAACCCTAGAAAATCAGGGATCTTTCTTTCATAGATCAATCTTAACGTGTTTAAATGTTGGGCCTGTTTTTGGTCTAAATCTTTTGAAACTAAATGATGATGTTGGAAGTCCGGACGCTGACTATGATACCTACAGAGCTTTTTCTTTAGATACTGAAGAGTTCAATGGGGTCTTAACACAGAAGCTCTATTCATCTTTCTATAACAAAGAGAGATTCTGGTTTGCAGATCCAGCTTATTTCTTAGCAACTTTAAGTGTTTCTGATACTGGAAAACTTTTCAGCTTGGTTAATCTTGGTAAATCCCCTCTGAGTACAATAATTAGAAAATCTACAGATTCTTCTAAGCCACTAAAAGGATATGATATTTTTGCAATTGATTGGTATGGAGCTAATAATGTTCCTAGCTTCATGCACCCATATGACTACATGTCAGATTACTTCATTGATGTGATAGCAGTTTCTGGTGATTGGACAAATTACCCAGCATTATCTGTTGATCCCAAATGGAGCAAATATTTTACAAACACCGGATTTATTAAAAGACAAATTGATAATTTCTTAGCAGAGCAGGATGTTAATATCATTACCTCTGTAACTGGATGTATCATTCCTGATTTTGTTGATCTAAACGGGATAAACCAATACATTCAAACCTTAATAAATAGTAATAGTCCATCATCAGGCCTTTTCTGTGCTATTGACGCTAAAGCATTCGATGATATTTGCGCTAACCCTTCTAGGATAGATTTAGTGGGTAATCATCTAATTGACGAGTTTACTGGCGATAAAGATCTATCTGAGCTTAAAATAGATCTTTTAAGCTACGACCAATCTTTAGTTACTGACTTCCAATATACTCAAAATGTAGTAGGTGTAACGGGAGATGGAACTTATTCCGTAAGCGGTACAAAAGCAGGAACACTGTTTTACTTAAGTCAGAATGGGGTAACAGGTGCAACTGCAGGTGTTGGTTCGGCATCTTTTTCTCCTTATAATCCAGCAGCATTAGATACAGGCTATCACTTTCTTATAACCTCTGGTACAAGTGGACCGAATGCAAATGGTAATATTACAGCAGCCGCACAAAAAACAGCTCTTAATTCTTTCTTAACTGTAACTTCTTCCGCTGATCAGAAATTCGTATTAGGATGGGTTACTGGTATATCAGGTCTTAGTGATCCTCTTATAAGTCAATTCTCTAATGGTGATATAGTTAAGCTAAAAGTTGTTTCAACCAGCCAAGTTGCAGGGGAGCTTAAGATTCTTTGGTCTCATCCTCTAGATACTGCTTATTACAGAACACAAGGTATAGCTGTAGCACCTATTTCTAAACTGACTTCATATAACACGGGTGCATCTGGAAGTAATCCTGGTTTCTGGTCGAATGCTTACCAATTTGGTAACTCTGATTATGTTCATATAGCCAGTGCTCAAATTCCAGATGGGTCAGCTTCATATTCAAATGTTTTAGTGGGATATAACGCATCTTCTCTTTATAGTGATGTTGAATCTAGCGTTCTTGGTGATGGCGATCAAGTTTGGACATCCACATCTGGAGCACCAATCCAATATTTAACTTTTGAACAAAACACAGATAGAGATCAATTTAATTATGTTAATGCTAGATCTCATAGCAATCCATCTTTAGCTTCGAGTACCGTTAATAATATCGTAAATTTCGGAAGCACCTATGCTAGCTATAATGTGGGTTTACCTGTGCCTTCTCCTAGATTTGATATAATATCTCAGAACGGAACTATCAATTCTTACATAGATTGTACTAGAATAGACGTTACAACTTTCTTAGTGAGTGAGGATGGAAATGGATATGTCCCTTTTGCAGTTGGCGATTTAGTTGTATCTACTGATTTGGATATATGTCTTACTTCATTAAGTGGAAACAGACAAAACAGACTTGCTAAGATTACATCGGTGGCTCAAACAACAACCTCCGGTGTTTACAGAGTAACATCTGCTAGGCCTGTTCTTTACTACGGCGGTAATAATGGAATGACGAGAGTTCAGAAATTCCAGTCTATCGCTCAATTCACAACATCATTTGATTTCACATACCTTAAGGGATTCACATTAACTGAGAATCACAAACCTAATGGTTCGGATGCAAGAATTAGTGAATTGTTAGATGTTCTTTATGAAACGAATATTGCTAAAACATTGGCTCAGAAAGATGTGATATCATTCAGATACATTATCGACACCTTCGCTGGTCAGATTTTGCCTAACTCTAAATACCAGTTAAGTAGATTAGCCCAGCTTAGACAACAAGCAATGTCTATCATAAATGCTCCTTCTATGGATCAATTTAAGGCTAGCACAGATCCTAGGTTCACAAATGCACCTACTGCTTCTAACCCTTACCCAAGCTTAAATACTTCTTATATTGCAGATGGAGGCAACTTATCTCTAAATCCAACATATACATTTAGCTTGCCAACAGAAGATTCTGGCTCTAAATTCTGCGGATTTTTCTCTCCTTACATCACAATAAGGGAGAACAATAAGAACCTAAACGTTCCCCCAGCTGCTCTTGTTTCTAATAATTTCGTTAGAAAATTTGCAAACGGAGAACCTTATGCAATTATCGCAGGCCAGAAAAGAGGAACTCTTAGCGGTGGAAATATAGTTGGGGTTGAGTATGATTTCACAGATGAAGATAGAGGAAATTTAGAACCATTCGGTATTAATCCAATAATTAAGAGAAAAGGAATAGGTGTAGTTATATTCGGTAACCAAACTGCTTATCAGCAAGTTAATTCAGCTTTCAACTTACTACATGTTAGAGATCTTCTGATCAGTATAGAGAGTGACGTTAATACAATTCTTGCTAACTACTTATTTGACTTCAATGACGATTCGATAAGATTAGAAATCAAGACACTTGTAGATAACTACTTAGATGGAGTTAGAGCTGGAGGTGGCATTTATGCTTATCAAACTATAATGGACTCTTCTAATAATACACCAGCTATCATAGATATGAATATGGGTATTATCGATGTTATCGTAGAACCAGCAAGAGGAATACAGAAGTTCATTAACAGAATTACTGTTACAAGAACAGGAGGTATAGCTGCAGGAGGATTTATCCAATTCGTTTAATGAATTGGTTCCTTTTTAAAGCTTAAGATAAATATAATAAGATATGGCAGGATTATCACATTATCAAAACTCACTTTCCGCGATAAACAAGTTTGAACCTGTTTATCTCAACCAATTTGAGGTTACCATTTTACCACCAGCTGCAGTTGCGGGCGGTGAAATACTGCTTCAGCATGTTAGTAAAGTAAGTGGACTTACCCTAGATAAAAACCCGGGTATTACCACTCAAAAGTACAAATTTGCTAAAAGAAACTATGCCGGTGCTAAGCCAGATAACACCTACATGGATTTGAGTTTAAGCTTCACAGTCAACTTAAATGATGACAACTCAATGTATGTTTTTAAAACATTAAGACAATGGAGTGATCTTATCTATAATCCACTAACCGGTGCTATGGGATTGAAAAGAGATTATACTGGAACTATCGTGGTATCTATTTTCAATAAAGCAGGTGATGTACACAGAAGAGTAACTTGTAGGGACACATATCCATCAAAGCCAATAAGTGCCATGAATCTAAATTACGGGTCAGTCGATGTTTTTAAGATAAATGATATGGTTTGGGCAGTTGATTACTGGGAGGATTTATTCCTATAAAAAATATTTAAAGAAATAAATGGCAGGTTTACCACATTTTAAGAATTCAAGGGCAGCAATAAACAATTTTGAGCCGGTTTATTTAAACCAGTTTGAAGTTTTAATAAACACACCTGCAGGTATAGCTGATGCTAATACGACATTTAAAGGTGAGTAAAAAGTCAATCGATTAGACTGCGGAAATGGTAAACAATTTGTATCTAAAGGTTGCTACACCAACAAAGTATTCCATGCCTGCTGTGGTGATATCAAAATCCAGGGCTTCGATGCTGACAG